AAGACAAACTGCGCTGGGGGCCCGCATGACCTGCACCTCCAACGGTTGCAAGCTGGACAAGATACGGAGAACTAGATGAGCGACACAGCAATTCTTGAACGACTCGACAACCTCACCGCAGCGTTCATCACGCTTGCCCGCATGACCGGGGCGCGGCTCTCAAGGGTTCAGATGTGCGAGCGGCTCGGCGTCAGCAGCAACACCCTCACTGCCCGCGTGCGCAAGGGCGATGTACCCACGCCCGGCAAGGACGGCAAGTGGTTGCTGTCCGAGGTGGTCGATTGGGAATCACGCGATGCGTCGCGCAATGTCTGAAGCCTTCGGGTTGTAGTAGGTCAACGCTTGCTTCGTATTCGCCCACCCCATCACCTTGCACAGGTCGAGCACGTCGATCTTGCGAGCCAGGCGCGTACAGGCCGTGTGTCTGGCGTCGTGGAAGGTGAAGCCTGCCAGCTTCGCCCGATCGCGCGCCCGGCGAAACAGCGTGTCGAGCGTCTGCGGCTGGAGACCAAACACCAACTCCTTGTCCCACCCATGCATGCGGTCGATGATGCGCTTGGCAACCGGGCTGAGCGGAACGTCTCGGCTCTTGCCGGTCTTCGTCTCCCCGGCCACCAGCACCACGTAATCAAGCCGCACGCGCGACCAGCGCAGGCCGGAAATCTCGCCGGCACGCATGCCGGTAGCCAAGGCCAGCAGGAACGCGTAGGCGACCGCCTGGGACACGCTACGAGGCTTCTTGCTGTGCCCGAGTTGTCGAAGCACCGCACGGATTTCCTGACCGCTGATCAAGCGCTCTCGGTGGTCTGGCTCTGTCGGCTTGCTCACATCGCTGACCGGGTTGACCTTGATCCACTTCCATTCCCTTCGGGCCTTGGTCATGACCGAGGACAGCAGGCCAATATCTCGGAGCACCGTGCCTCTGGCATTGAGCTTGAGCCGATGGTCGCGCCATTTCCCGATGTCGTCGCTGGTCACGTCCGCAAGCAGCTTCTTGAGCGGGAGGTGCTTGTGCTTCTCTGCATCCTCGAACGCTATCAGGCGGATCAACTCTTTGGCGTTGCCGCGCTTCTTGGGCGTCACTTCCTCGGAATAGCGACGGAGCGTATCGAGCAGGGTCTTGCGGGCGCCTGGACCGGCTTTGCCTTCCGCCTTCAGTTCAAGGGATCTGCGGGCGTTCCACTCGTCGGCCTCGCGCTTCGTGTCGAAGGTTCCGCTCTCGCGAACGCCGCCTATCTCGATCTGGACGCGCCAGGTGCCTTGCGCTGTCTTTTTGGGGGTCGCCATTCGGGGGATCGTTCGGGGGATTTTCGGGGGATGAAGTTGGAGCACTCTGCGTTTCAGAGCCTCAATCCGTCAAATCATACTGCCCGGCGAAGCCACTATTTACGCGGGTTTGCGCCTGTAGCGCGCACTTTTGATCAAGTGCTAGGTAGAATCGTGGTGCCCGGAGCCGGCGACAGACAGCCTTATTCCATGCGCCTTTCCGAGTTTTTCGGGGGATTTTCGGGGGCTGCGTTTCCGCGCCGTCACCCCTTGTATCCCATTTTCCCACAGCGGGCGAACTGCGCCCAATCCACCTATAGGATCAGCCAATGCAAGTGACTCAAGACCCCGGATCGCGCCCCATCAAGGCATGGACCGACCATATCGAAGACAGCGCCCTGGTTCAACTAAAGAACCTCGCCCGCCTGCCTTTCCTTGCCTCCAATGGCGTGGCCGTGATGCCGGATGTGCATGCCGGGATCGGATCGACCGTGGGGAGCGTGATCGCCACCAAGAAAGCCATCATCCCGGCTGCGGTGGGCGTGGACATCGGCTGCGGCATGAATGCTGTGCGGCTGTCGCTCAAGGCGTCGGATCTGCCGGAATCGCTCAAGGGCGTCCGTGCCGAGATCGAAAAGATGGTGCCGACCGGCTTTTCCATGCACCAGAAAGACGGTGACGTGGAGGCCAACTGGGGTGAGCACGGCGACCTCTACAACCGTTGGCTGGAACTGACGAAGGAATTCCCAGACTTCAAGGTGAAGCCCAAGAACGTCGAGGCGCAACTCGGATCACTGGGCGGCGGAAACCACTTCATCGAGGTCTGCATCGACGAGTCGCAGGACGTATGGGTGATGTTGCACAGCGGGAGCCGTGGAGTCGGGAACGCGATCGGGCGGCACTTCATCGAGAAGGCCAAGGAACTGTGCGAACGCTGGCATGTAGACCTGCCGGACAACGATCTGGCGTTTCTGCCGGAAGGCGAGCAGACCTTCGATGACTACGTGAAGGCTGTCCATTGGGCGCAGGAATACGCTTTCACGAACCGGGCCGTGATGATGAGTCTGGTGCTGGAGGCGCTGCGCCGCACGATCGCCAAGCCGTTCGGCGTGACCCAAGAGGCGATCAACTGCCACCACAACTATGTGGAGATCGAGAGCCACTTCGGGCAAAACCTCTGGATCACCCGCAAGGGGGCAATCCGGGCGCGCGTGGGCGACTTGGGGATCATCCCCGGCAGCATGGGCCAGCGCAGCTACATCGTGCGCGGCAAGGGTGCGCCGGAAAGCTACTGCTCGTGCAGCCACGGTGCAGGCCGGGTGATGAGCCGGACGGAGGCCCGGAAGCGGTTCAGCCTGTCGGATCTTGTCGCGCAGACGGAAGGCGTCGAGTGCCGCAAGGATGACGAGGTGATCGACGAGATCCCCGGGGCCTACAAGAACATCGATGTGGTGATGGCGAACCAGCGCGATCTGGTCGATGTCGTCCACACCCTGAAGCAGGTTCTGTGCGTCAAGGGCGCCTGACCTCCTCCCCACAGACCAACCAACCCTAAAGGATTGACCCATGGACATTTACCTGCCAAGCCGGGAGAGCGTTGACCTGCATATCAAGGTTGCCGCCCTGATGCGGACGATCGACGCCTACGCCTTCGACTATGCCAAGGACGGCAAACTAGGCCAGTCGCGGATTCAGGTCGAGCGTGAACTGCGCGAAGTCCTGAGGCCTCTGATCGTCCCGAAGCTCGATTTGTCCTCCCCCACAGGGCAGGAGGCGACCAATGGATGACCACAAGCAGGGATGCCCGGCGTTGGGCGGCTATGGGCATGGCAAGCAGGCGTGCGAGTGCGGATCGTCAATGGCTGACGACCTTCCACCGTTGCCGGAACGAGCAGGCTGGGCGCCTGTGCTTGGCGGCCATGACATCTACACCGCAGACCAGATGCGCACCTATGCGCAAGAGGCAGCACGGCAGGAGCGCGAGCGGACTGATGCGCAGATCGTGGCGCTTGGCGTTTTGGCAATGAGAGGGGTCGCGCCCGAAAAGCCTCCGGAGAAAGTGCTGGAGGCGATCCGCGACTGGTTCGATCGCAACATCCAAGGATGCTCGACCAAGGATGCCACGGAGCTTTACAGGATTGCGCATGGGCGCTCCCCCTCACCAGCTACGCAGGGACAGAGGGAATGATGGAGATCGTGTCGCGCTCGGAGGCCAAGGCGATGGGCCTGAAGCAGTATTTCACCGGCAAGCCCTGCAAGCATGGACACATCGCAACGAGATTCACGTCCAAGGGCACATGCTCCGTTTGCCTGCATGCCACCACTCAAACGTGGAGAGCGAGCAACCCGGATGTTTTCGAGGCATCAAGCAAGGAAACACGAGCGCGCAGAGTGGAAGAGATTCGAGCGTACAAGCTTAGGTACAACGTCGAGAAGGCAGAGGCGGTCAAGGCTTACCGCAAGGACTACAGGACTCGCAACGCCGACGTCATAAAGGAGCGCCTACGGCGGTGGAGAGAGCGGAACGAAGAGCATTGCGCGGCGTACCAGCGGCGTTGGTCGGCAAAGAATCCCGACAGGGTCCGGGCACACCAGTTGATCAGCCAGGCGACTCGCCGATCACGCATTGCCGCTTCATCGGAGCCCGTAGGCAAGATCGCAGGATGGGTGAGATCTGTTCCGAAGATCTGCCATTGGTGTGGCGTGAAGTGCGCCAAGAACTACCACGTCGACCACTACCACCCGGTTTCGAAGGGGGGTCGGCACGAGGTCAAGAATCTTGTGATCGCATGCCCGCCATGCAATCTCAGGAAGAGCGCGAAAGACCCCTACGAATTCGCCGCGAGCAGGGGCCGCCTGTTCTAGGTCAGCATCCCAACGTCGCACCGATGTCTCTCCACCTCGCCGTGCTCCTTGTGGTGGACGACTAGCTCCATGTCCCGCCCGGCCCGGTAGCCTTGCCCGAAGTGCCACGAGTCGCGCGCCGCCAGGGTGCGAACGTACTCGATGACGCCGCCCGGATATTCCTTGATGTGCTTGTGGTGGACGTGGCCCACGTACCAAACTCGGTGCAGGGTGTCGCCCCATTCCTTTGGCTTGTCCGCAGCCATCACGCCGAGCATGTCCTTTTCCTTGAGGGTGTCGCCATGGGTGGATGCGATCAGGCACTTGCCGAACTGCATGTACCACATGACTGACGGGGAGAGATCCACCTCGACGCGCGGCTCGTTGTGGAAGTAGCAGGACACCATCAGCGAAAGGGCATAGCTCGAATGCCCGTCGTGGTTGCCGCGGTTGATGCGGAAGATAACCTTTTCGTGCTTCTCGAGCAGGCGCTTCACGCAGTAGAGCATCGCGCGCAGACCGACCTGCTGAATCTTGGCCCACCGGCCATCGACGTCAAGTTGGTGCCCGCTCTGTGTCACGTTGCGCTGGTTGTCGGCATGGAACATATCTCCGAGGTTGAGCAGTAGCCCGACCTTAGACGCTGGCGCTGTGGCGACGAGCCGATCGATGGCGCCGCAGGTCAGCCTTTCGGCAATGGCAAGGTCGAAGTCTTCCCCGACTTCCTGCGCCCACGCGAGCGCGCCAAAATGGGGATCGCCCATCTTGTAGACGCTCAGCAGGGAATCGGTCGTGTGAACGGGCGCTGGCGTGATCGGAGCCAGCCCCTTGACGCCTTCGGCCAGCGAGGCTGCGAACTCCCGCAGGATCTGTTCGCGCCGGTCGTCATCAGCCGAACTCTTCACCCATTGCGCCGAGAGTTTCCCTTCCTTGTCGTACAGGGTGGACACCCCGCGCAGCTTGAACCCATCCGGCACGGTGCGCGTCATGTCGTGGGAAGGCGAATAGCCCTGCAGCGCCGCCTTGCGCTTGAGCGCCGCCATTGCATTGCTCACTGTGCCGCGCGATACGCCGAGAGCCTTCGCCGCGGCACGCTCGTTTCCGCGCTCCTCGACGGCCTCCAGAATTTCCAGTTGCCGGACGGTCGCGAACTCGCGTAGCTTGGGGTCGGTCACTTCGCTACGCCTTTGATCTTCTCGACAGTCCGCATCCCGCCAAGCCCAAGCAGGCCGAGCAGGAGCGTCAGCAGCGTGCCCATGTCGAGCGGCGGCAGAACGACCGTCTTGCCGAACAGGGCTGCGCCCCACGTCAGCATCGGCGATACGAGGAATTGCATCGCCAAGCCGACGCCGCAGACCCACATGATGAAGGGGCGCGCGCCGCTCACGAACACACTCGAGCTAGCCGCCTCCACTTGGTTGACTGCTGCCTGTGCCTTTGCGTTGTCCCACTGCGCGGTCAGTTCGGCGAGTGCCCCGGCCTGCTCTGCCTTGACGAGTTCCAACTTGGCCTGCGCGGCCGCAACCGGGTCCGGCCACACCTTGTCGATGATCTTGCCCGCGAAATCGGCGATGCTGCCGAGTCCGGTGATGTCGAGTCCCATGGTCAAACCCCCAGCGCGAGGCGCGCGTTTGCGTGATATGCATCCCAGGTTTCGCGGTGCGGCTTGCCGGGGCGCCATGTGCGCTCGGCGTACAGCTTCCACGCTGCATCGGCATCGCTGATGGACGGCAGCGATTGGGCGTCGGAGTACAGCAGCAGCCGAGCGAAGCCGCAGGCCAAGAGGTCGTCGGTTTCCAGCTTCGCCCAGATGGCCGTCGCATCCCACGGCACGCCGCGCTCGACGCACAGCCGGTGCGCATGACCCGTGGTTGCAGCGTGGTTCATCACGCCCTTGACGCCGCCGCCGCGCTCGAACTGCCAGAAACCGCGCGCCGGGCCTTTCCCGCCACCGTTGAGCACCTGGTAGCGATCTTGGAACTTGGATTCCTGCTGGCCGATCGTGAGCAGCATGACGCGGGCCTTCGGGCTGTCCATCGCCAGCGGCAGCATCGCAAGCCCCGGATTCAGGATGTCCTTGATGACTTGGGCGAGGTTCATCACAGGCTCCCGAAGTCCGAATCAGGCCGACGCTTCGGCTGCACCCATCCGCGGCGCTCGGCGAAGGGGCGCCCGACCTTCTTCCACAGCCACTCACCGATGAGGAGCATGGAGTACAGGAAGCCGGCGAAGGCCGCGGCCTCCGTCCATGAGGTGATGCCGATCACCGCCCACAGGCTGATGACCTTGGCGGCCGGCATGCTGACGTCCTCGCTCATGGCGTCAGCCCCTCGTCCGCTTCGTTCTTGTTCGCCCGCGCGCAGTGGCCTTTGTCGACCTTGTCGAGCAGCCAGCACACCAGACGGCAGCCGATGCAGCGCCCCTCAGCGACTGCGCGACCCATGCGCCCGGAAAGCGTCATGTCGGGATCGCCCGCGAGCAGCGCGTTGACCAACTGGTCAAGCCCGACGAGGACATTGAAGAGATAGCGCTTCATGGGCGGGCCTTTGCTTTGGTGGATTTCATGGGGATCAGGTGACGATTTCGCACGAGGTCACTTCAGCAGCCCAGATCAGCGCAGTCGCGGCAATGCCGGTCACGGTGACTTGCAGGCACTTGTTCGTGTTGTCGGCCACGATGGCGACCGCGCAGGTGTTCAGGCTGGCATCGCCGGCATAAGCGCTGACGACTGGCGTACCGGAAAGACTCACGGTGCCGGCCACGTTCTTGCACGCGCCAGTGAAGGTGAAGTAGCCGACGTCGCCCGTTGAATTGTTGCGAACGATGACTTGACCCTGAACCATGAGGCCACTGCCGGTGACCAGGTTGAACTGATTCGTCGCGGCTGCGGCTGATCCGTTCGTCGTGATAGCCGTCGCCGTCGCGTTGGCCGTGTTGACCATCAGCGTTGCTTCGCGTTTCTGGCGCAGGCCAGCAGTGCCCGACAGCGAGCCGCTCGCATGCGACTTCGAGCCGATCATTCCCCGCGTGGCCGAGTAGTGACCCGAAGCGGTGGAGTTGAGGGCATCGGCGAGATTGTTCTGACCGCCGAGGACCGTCGCTTGGGTGGCGCTCGCAGTGTTGGTGCTGCCCCCGACGACCGCGGTGTAGCTCCCGGTGCTGGCCGTGTTTCCAGTTCCGCCGAGAATGGCCGCGGTGCTGCCGCTGGCCGTGTTTGAGTCACCGCCCACGCAGACGGATTGCGCGTTGCTCGCCGTGTTCGCGCGGCCAGCAAATACGCCTGAATTTGCGCCGGACGCCTTGCTCCCCGTGCCGCCGACAAGTGCCGAGGTGGCGCCGGACGCCACGTTGGCGGCGCTGGAGTTCAGGTCGTACTGTAGGTCGATCGCGCCGGTCCCGCGCTTGTTGCCGCCCGTGCTCGTGGAGTCCGCGGTCTTCATGGCGATGCCGCCCGTTCCCTTCGGCGCCAGCACGACGTCGACGTTCGTTGCGGCATTCGTGGCCGTGAGCGAGACAACCGGCACCGTCGCATTCGGAGCCGCGATGTTCACCGATTCAGTGAAGTTGACCAGCCCCGCGCCGCCCGCGCCGCCGATGCCCTGAAGGCCCGTTGAACTGAGCCGCTCGTCAATCCAAGATGTGGCCGCAGTGGCGCTGGTCACAACCGAATAGAGCCGCCAATAGTTGGCGCTGTCGTTCCAGTTGGTGGTCGTGATCGCCACCGATACGGCAAGCCCCGTCTTCGCCATCACGATGTAGTTCGTGTTGCTCGCGGTCAGCGCGAGGGTGCCATTGGCCTTGTCGGCGCCATTGATCCGCCCGCCGATGTAGCCCCACGTCAGGAGGTTTGACGTCGAGGCGTTCCGAGCCCCGACGATGGCGGGCGACGCGGCATCAAACGTTTCGTTGATGACTTGGACGGCGCCCGTGCCTTCGACGACACCAGGCAGCAGGGAGGTGGAACTTGACATTTAGAGAACCCCTTGGAATGGGCGACCGCGACCGATGGTGTCGCTGAGTTGGTAGATACGGACGTTGAGCGCGGCCCCAGGTGTCAGGCCAAAGGCCGTCTGCTGTGCGCTCGTGAGGGTTAGCGTCCTCGCATTGGTGGTCAGAGTGCCGGCCAGCGTCGTGAACCCGCTGCTCGTGTAGAACTCGATGAAATAGGATTCCGTCGCCTCGCCGAGAGGCACGATGCCCCGCAGGAAGTTGGACGACAGGCGAGAGCGCCTCTGCCACGTCAACGTCTGGTCATTGCTCGCAGCAACCGACTTGCGGGCATCCCACGGCGCCAGAGGCTTCAAGCCCTCGCCCGTGTTGGCGTAGACGATGGAGGCGATCGAATCGACGCTCCGCCCCTTGGAGACGCCGCGATAGCTGCGAGGAATGCCGACCGTCCCGGCATCGGAGGTTGGGTGCAGCATCCCAGAAGGCACCATCAGCACAAAGATGTCTCCGACCGCATGGGTGCCGCATGCCCACTCGGTGCCCTTCATGCCGCGAATGAGACCGGACAGGATGTAGCGACCAGACCCGAGGCTGTCGGCAGTTTGGAACTTGATGAGTTCCCACCGACCAGGCGCACCGATGGCCGCGACATTGCTTGTTCCGCTGAGAAGCACGTCCCGCGTGATGCTGTTGAGCGTGTCGTCGCCCATGCTCACGGTCATGGTGTTGATGCAATCCACAACAGCCCGGCTGCCGAAAGTGCCGAGCACATCCTCGGCGAAGCCGATCGGAGCATTCGTCGACACCACTCCGCGGGACGTCAGGTTGTTGTCGTCGTCCCCAACGTAGAGTTCGGCGCCAGTCCACCCCGAGCCGCCAGAGTCGAAGGCGACGTAAGGGCCGGCGCTGTTGTCAGCATCCCGAAGGATCGCCGTGTCAATGAGTTGGGTGCGCGTGGATGGTTCAAGGCCGGCGACCTGCTGCGGGACATATCCCGTCGCACCGATAGCGGTATGCGTGAAGATCGATGCATCGCCCGGCACAAGAGACCACTCGCACAGAGCGCCCGTGTCGTTGGTCGACAGCACCAACCACAGCTTCCAGGTGCCGCGCGGGTACTCGACGGTGACGCCATCTCCCGGGCTCACCGCAGAGAACTTGCGCGAAACCGTCGTGCTGCGCTGGTTCTGCCTGCGGTGCTGGTCGTACAGCGCCATTTGCGCGACCTTCTTCGCCTTGTCAGAACCGACGCAAACCGACAGTTGGATCTGCATGTCCTCGGTCGAATCCGTGACCTGCCGCACCTCCGTCTCGCTGGCAATCTGAAAGTCGCTCGTCGGCTCGATGTAGTTCACCGTGACGCTGCGGGGAAGGTCGATCTCCTGCGTTCGATTCAGCGGCATCGCATCGGCCGGGTCGCCACCGTCCTCGGCCTGGCCCAGCTCGTCGAAGGTGACGGTCGCCACCGACGTGATGTCGGCATAGCGCTTGACCTTGATCAGCCCGTCCTCGTCAACGATGTAGTACCCGAAGCAGGTCAGGATCGGATCGATGTTCGCCCGCGCGCTTGCCGGGCCGGCAATCTTGTAGCCGTACACCGTGTCGGAGTCGGGCAGCGCGGACACGTCGTAACGCGTCTCCCCTGCCCGCTCCATCTGGTCGGCGATGATGTCCTTGGCCTTGACCTCAGAAGTGGCAAGCGCATTGAAGCGCACCATCTGATACGACACTTGGCCGCCAGCGGCGTCGTTGGTCGCCGGCCCGACGAGGCAGTAAGAGTCGTTGCAGTCTGCCTCGGCATAGATCGGCGCGGCTTGCGTCACACCGGTATCGGTCGACAAGACGGTCCAACCCGTGCCAACCTTCCAGACTGGGCGCTTTCCCGCGCCGTCTGCCGTCACCGAGACAACGTAGATGCCCGATGCATTCGCGATGACCCGCACCACCGATGGGCCTAAGCTCATGACCAAGGGGTTCTCGATCGTGCTAATCAGTGTCCCGGCTGAATCCAGCTTGCGCAGTTGGAGCTTGCTGGAGGTGAACGTCACCACATAAATGAACCTGTCGTAGTAGCCAACGCCGCGAGGATTTGCAGGCAGCGGGACTACGGTCCCGGCTGGCAGCAGAATGACTTGCGCCGTGTCCTTCAGCAGGTAGGTGCCCGATACTTGATCCTCGATCGCATATTCAGGATTCAGCACACACCAAGGGCTGGATGTCGTGCCGGTGATCAACTGGATTTCAGATCCGGCGTCGAAGTTGACAAGTCCGTAGGAAAAGTCAGAGCCGATGCCGGGAGATCCGGCGTATGGGTGAATGGCTTTGGCTGCATCCGATCCGCTCACTGGAACAACGTTCCAATGCACCGCCGCCGTCGCCAAAGTGGTCAGCGAGGACGGGGGAGAAACAGACGCCCCCCGCTTGATGCCAGTTGCGCGAACAGCCCCCGAACTGGAACTCGGATAGTTCTCGATCTGCGTAATTTCACCGTTGACGATGACCGCATCGCTGCTCGATGAGCCGGCCGCGAGGCCGAACAACAGCCGTTCGCTCGTCGGTGTCGCAGTCGTCGACAGCACGAAGGAGAACTGGGGCACCCTGCCACCAGGGGCCTCGATGGCGCGCATGTAGATGGACACGACGCCGCGGTACGCCGAGGCGGTTCCCGGCCCGCCAGTCCACGATTCCTCTTCGGCGTTGGGCAGTTGGTCTTGATGGCCTTGGTACAGGATGAACCCTGCATAGAGGTTCTCAGCGCTCGCCAGTGCAGAGCCGATCGGGATGCCGCTGCTCGCGTCCCAGATCAACTTCCCGTCTTTGAGTATCTTGACGATGCTGACCGTCGATCCATCGCGCGGCGTCGCGCAAAGGATCTGCCGCATATGCACGAAGTAGCGGTAGTTCGTGTTCTCGGTGCTGTCGCCGCCCTTGCCCGATGAAGACGTGAATGGAAGCTCGATCTTGTCGGTCGACCAAATGACGTTTGGCGAGATGCGCTCCGTGCCGTACAAAGTCGGGATGCCCACCCCATAGCTGGAGAACTGAACCTTCAGGTCGTCGAGGCGCGGGCCTTGCGTCTTGGTCGGCCCGTCGAGGGCGCCACCGATCGCGCCACCCACAACGCCACCGATGGCCGTGCCGTAAGCCGCTAGGCCCGTGCCAGCCGTCAGATAGCCGACGACCAACGCCCCGACGACAGTTCCAATCTGACGACCGCTCATGCCGTCACCTCTGGAAAGCGGAAGCAGCCGCGAACGGTCGCCATGAAGTCATCGGTCAGCCTGCACTCGCACACGCGCCGGTTCTGAATCCACGCATGGATGATCCCGAGAGAGTCGGGGCACAGCGGGTAGTCGCAGACGATCGCCATGTGGCGTGACGCGCCGATCATCTGGACGAGGATGTCGCCGGGCTGGAGCTGCTCGCGCGAGATCTCCACCATGTTGGCTTTGCAGTAGTCGAGCATTTCGGTGCTGGTCGACGTCTTCGCGTAGCCGGGCTCGGCATCGAAAGCAGGCAGGCCGAGTTCCGCGCGAACGCACACCGGGAGGCCGATGCAGTCGACGCCTTCGCGGCTGCGGCCCTGATGCCGGTAGCGGACGCCAAGCCACAGGCGAGCGGCAGCCACGATTTCGGCGCCGGTCACAGGCTGCTCCCTTCCGTGCCGCCGAGGCCGATCACCTTGTCAGGGCCAGGGATCGCATCAAAGCCGCCGTGGTTGTTCGTGTTCGCCCACTTGCTGCGGCAGTCTTCGGTGAAGCGCTTGCGGCATCCAGGCGTGAGCGAGTACGTGTCGCCGACTGCCGGGTTGTGGAGGTAGGGCATGTAGGTGACGAAGGTCTTCGTCGCCGAGTCGTAAGACGAGATCTCGAGCGAGTCGCCTGCGTTTGCGCCGCTGGTAAAAGTCAGGACGCCACCGCCGAAGTAGTCGTTGGCCTCGGAGCGCGACGTGTCAATCAGCGTCCGGCGATCCGGCGCGGCCGTGAGCGTGCCGGTGACGGTGAGCGGCCCAAGCGCCTTGTTGCAAGCCGGCGTCCAGTTGTCCGGGCTGATCGAGCCAAACACCCAAGGACAGCCCTTCGTGACCACGCGGCCAACGATCTTCTGCAGCTTTTGGGTGAGGCCGTTCACGTCCGCTTCGAAGGCAGAGCGCGTGACCTTGATGTTGCCCATCGTGAAGGTCGCAAGGCGCATCTTGCCGGCCGTGATGTCGCGGTAGTTCAGCTCGAACATCTCGACGGTGCAGCCGTCCCACTTACCGGCCTCGAATTCCAGTTCGGTGATCTGGTCCGACAGGTAGCCGCTGACCTGTGAGTTTGCAACCGCGGCGCTGGCCTCCTGGCCGAGTGCGCGCGGGTTGAAGCCGTAGCGCGGCAGGTACAGGTCGCCTTCGAACAGGAGACTTTCCGAAAGCATCGTGACGGCGAGCACGGTCCCGTCCTGGCGCGTCGCCTTCCAGCACCAAGTGGTCGTCCGCGTCTGCGCCGATTGCGCCGTGGCAAGCGCCGGGGAGCGGGTCTTCATTCCCGCACCTCTTTCAGCGTCACCGACGAGCCGACGTAGCGCGCCTCACGGTCGCCCGCAATCTGCATCTCCCACTCGATTCGGTCCTCGGCGAAGTGCACAGGGACGTAGAAATAGCCCGAGCAGGTCAGCGTTTCGGCGGCCTGCGGGTACAGCGCCGCGGTGCCGCCAGTGGCAGCAAGCCCGGCCGTATTGGTCGAGACGGTCAGGCTGGTCGCGCCCTTGGCCGTGATCGCATGCGAGAAGCCATTGAGGGCGGATGCCGCGGTGCCAGTGAGGCCGGAGACGTGGATGCGCTGGCCGATAGACATGGCGGCAACGAGGCCGGTGCCGTTGGCGAAGTTCAGGACGGTGGTGGCGCCGGTTGCAACGGAGGTCAGCGACTGCGTTTGATCGGCCACGAACGTGACCAGGCCAGTGTCTGCATTCAGCGATGCATTGCCTGGCGCCGCGCCGATCGTGACCGCTGCGCCGCCGCGCAACAGCATGATCGTGCCCTTGGGGCGCGTGATCTTTCGGTCGCTGTAGCGGGTCGATCCGGTCGACGTGTAGCGCTTGCCGAGGTAGTAGGTCGGAACGCCGAAGCCAAGCCCACCCGTGCCGGTCAGGACCGAAGCGAACGGCAGCAGAACGCCCTGCGCGGGTGTGATGTAGCTGTCGGTCGGGTCTTCCATGAGGAAGCCATAGGCGCCGCCCTGCGTGACTTCATGCAGCCCGGTGATCGCCTGCCATGTGTCAACCCGCATCGGCACATAGCCAAGGTCATATTCGCGCAGGCTGCTCGTCCAAATCGGGGTCGCATCGGTGAATCCGCCCTGATTGACCGTCCGCGTGTTGAGCCGGCTGCTGCGACCACGAACGCCGGCCGACAGCAGACCGTTCGGCATGATCACGTTGTTGTAGACGTCGACCATCAGGAAATCCTCGCCGCGCGTTGGAGGCCGCTACCGGCGACCTTGGCAAGCTGGTCCTGCGTCTTGCGACTGGCCGGCTCGTTCAGGACGAAGGTCGGGGAATAGTTGATGCCGCCGCCACCGCCGCCCGTGTTCGGCGACACCTGGCCGCCTTGGCTGCCGGTCATGAGGTACTGCTTGCCGGCGACGGTCAGAAGCTCCGGGCGGCCCTTCTCGTTGACCGGGTAGATGCCGCCAGCCGACACCGGGCCGCCGATTGCTCGCCCGCCGCCCAGGCCGGCGATGAATGCGCCCAGAACGTCGGAGCCGCCGCTCGAGGCGCCGCCGCCAGCGGAACCAAGCGCACCACTCAGCAGGTTTGCCAGCGGGCCGGTGATCGACTGCTTGATGACGATCCGCGCGATGTCGGCGAGGATCGAGTTCACGAGCGACTTGAAGTCGAGCTTTCCGGTCGTCACGAAGTCGACCAGCGCGTCTTCCATACCCTTGAAGGCATTGGTGACGGCCTCCTCGGTCTGCGCGAAGACGTTCTGCGACTCGTCGTAGTAGTTCTTCAGCGCCTCGGACGCACCGAGGGCGAAGCTCTTCTGCTTCTCCTCGATCTGCTTGTAGTAGTCGGTGTAGCTCGCGATCGACTTCGCCTGAAACTCGTTCAGGAGCGCGAGTTCCCGGTCGAAATCGGCCTGGCGACCGGCGAACTTCCCGTTCCGGTTGTCACGCTGCAGGTCTTGGCGCTGCTGCTCGTACCTCTCGGTGATCTGGCTGATTGCCGAGTTGAAGTCGCGGGCCTTGTTGCCGCCGCCCATGCCGTCGACCTCGAGTTGACGGGCGCGGTTCGTGACGTCCAAATAGGACTGCGCTGCGGTGCGCGCATCCACGTAGGCGCGCGCGATCGTGTCGAGCGAGTCCTTTTCCTTGATCGCGAGAACTTCAAGGTCCGTCGCCGAGTTCTGGCGGATCTTCGCGAGCTTGGCCTGCGCGTCGGCAATCTTCCGATCGTTGTCGATCTTGTCCTTGCCGGTCAGGACTTCCTTCTCCAGGCGAGCGATTTCCTTCTGCGAGGTTTCCTCTTGAATGGCCTCGTTCTGCTGGATGAAATCGCGCTTTTTCTGGTAATACTCCGACTCGCCGATCAGGCTCGCCTGGCGCTTGGCCTCGACGATCTTTTCATTGTTCGCGACGGTCTGCGCGAGCGCTTCACCCGCCTTCCGGATCTCGTCGATGTCGGCCGTCAGTTGATGCTTGGCCTCCTGCTCGGCGCTGTTGTCCTTCGCACCCTTCGGCCCCTTAGGCTCCGGCTTCTGCACAACCGGCGCGTCGACCTTGGCTTTGACGTCCTTCAGGGACTTGGAGCGAGCAAGCAGGCGCGCTGTCTCGTCGTCGTTGTCCTGGTTGCGCGCCTTGAACAGGTTCCCGGAGGCGATCTGACCAAGCAGGGAGAACTGACCGCCCAGCGTGGCGTACTGCGCGATTGCGCTGAGCGTAGGGATGAAGGCGTCTCCGTCCTTCTTGGCCTGCAGGTATTGGGCGCTGAGCTTGGCAAGCGCGCCGATAAGCGGGCCGGCCATCGACACAGCCGCAGCTTCCGAGCCGAGCTTGATCTTCGTCAGGTTGTCATTGAAGTCGGCGGCAGTCTTGGCGAGGTCGCCGCTGTAGATCGCGCCGAGTTGCTTCGCCTCCGAGCCGAGCGCGCGGATGCCGCTGGCGCCCTGATTCAACAGCGGGATCATCTCGGCGCCCGTCTTGCCGAACGCCTCTTGAGCGAGAGCAGCCTTTCCGGCTCCGTCCTTGTAGCCGGAGAACTTCGTCGCGATGTCTTCCAGCACGGCGCCGGTATCGCGGAGCTTGCCGGCCGAGTTGGTCGCGGAGACGCCCAGCGCATCGAAGACGGCTACCGCCTCCTTGTTTCCGCCCGCGGCCTCGGCCATCAGCTTGGAGAGCTTCCGGATGCCGACCTGCAAGTCTTCGAACTTGGTGCCGACCGCCTCCCCGGCAAACCGAAGTTCGCTCAGCTTTTCGACGGTGATGCCCGTTTTCTCGGACAGGTCGTCCAGCGAGTCGAGCAGTTCAATGCTGTGGTTGACGCTGGCAATCGCCGCGGCAGATGCCGCCGCCGCCAACGTCAGGAAGCCGGTCTTGAGACGCTCGCCGATGGCAATGCCGCGCTCGTAGGCCTCGTTCATCTTCAGCGCATTGCTCGCCGCGCCCAATTGGGCGTCGGATGCGCCCTTGAGGGCCAACTTGTAAAGCTCAATCTCGCGCGTCGACTTGCCGTTGGTCGCCGCGACGGTCTGCAAATTCCGGACGTAGTTGTCGATCGATTTCGACGCGCGCGCAGAGGCCGTGCCGACCGAATCGGACACGTCCTTGCCAAAGCTCTTGATCGACCGTTTGGCGTCGTCGATGCCAGCCTTCAGCTTGGTAGCGTCAGCACTGACCTCGATTACGCCTTTCCCAATTACGTCGGACATTTACTTTTCTTTCTGGGTCAGGCGCATCTGCTCGAGCGCCGCGTCTTCCATGGTTCGCAGGTCTTCAAAGACGTGCGGCCACTCGGAGCGCGGAACTCGGGTCATTCGGAAGGTGGACTCAATGGCCTGGTAGTCGAGCCCCGTGGGGCCAGCCATCCCAGTTCGCCATTGCGTTGCGGCTGCAATGAAGGTGTTCACCGCGAGCACGTTGTCGGGCCAGACGTCTACAGGCGGGCCGCTTGCTTCCTCTACCGTGAGGCCCCAGGCCGAAGCCTCTGCCTCACTTGGCCCTTTCTTGTAGAGGGCAGTCGCGACCGCCTTTAGTTTTTTGCGCGGTGCTTCACCAACTCGTCGATGTATGCCCGGTAGATCGCAACGGAGACGCCCATGCGGTTTTCGAGCAACGTTTCGACGTTCGCGCGGCTGAACTCGTCTTCAAGATCCCAGCCGGCAACCATGTCCATGAAGATGTCCACGTCTTCCCGGCCGGCGCGCTTCTCGATGAAGTCTTCGAGGCCCGACTTGGTGCGGTGCTTGAAGGTGATCTTGACGTCGACCGAGTCGCCGCCAGCGACCGGGAAGGCCACGGCAGCGACAAAGGTCGGGTCAGCCTTGAGGGCGAACTTCGCCATCAGTAGCGCACCGGCTCGGCTTGCAGCGACAGCGTCAGTTCAGACGCCATCAGCTCGTTCACCGTCAGGCTCGGAGTCTTGTTCACGCTGATGAAGGCGTTGTAAGACAGGATCGAGGCCGAGGGCAGCGTGATCTTGACGGCGCGCTGCAGGCGGTCGTCGTTCGCCACGACGGCCAGTTGATAGCCAGGCTGCGTGATGTCGTCGGCCACCGAGAAGGTCAGGCCAGCCGCGCTCTTGAAGGTCGGGATGCGCTTCTGCGAGTCCGACTCCAGGAACTGATATTCCAGGAACTGCTGTTCACCGCCGTTCGAAGACGAGGAAAGGATCTGCGACAACTGGGTGTAGCCGGTGACCTTGCGCACCGTGCCCGTGCCGCTGCCGGCCGGATAGATGCTGGTCAGCGTGGTGTCGATGCCTTCCAGGTTGAACGTGTTGGTCGTGACACCAGAGACGCGGACAACCTTGTTCGTGAGGCGCGACCACCCAGAGGTCACTTCAACGAAATCGCCGTTCGCCAGACCGTGCGCCGCAGAGGTTGCGACTGCTGGGTTGGCGTTCGTCAGGATGGTGACCGGGAGGGCCGAGCCATAGCCCGAGGCGATGGCGACGATTGCGCCGTTCGGCAGGCTGACCGAGCCCATCAACGCGAGGCCGGCGAGTGCCTCCTTGTGCTGCGCGAGGAAGCCTGCGACGTCGTAGCCGGCAGCTTGCGCGCCCACCGAAGCGAGCGCAAAGACCGCGGCAACGAGCAGCGGCAGGAGGGACTTGAATTTCATGGCGAGGCCTTTCAGACGAAAAAAAACCGCCTCAGGGGCGGTCGGTTGCGGAATTGCCCGAAAGGGCGGGGAAACGAAAAAGGCCCGCGGGTTAAGCGGGCCTCGGGTTGAGTGGAAGAAAACTAGGCTTGGAACCAGATCGAGAAGTCCTGGCGGGCGCCATACAACTTCAGTTCGTCCTCGTACTCAGCGACGGCGCCGCCCTCCGAGGTGGCGCGCAAAGTGGTCGACAGACGCACGGCGTCTTCAACCTGGCGAATCAGGGTCGATGCAGCGGAGCGCGTGGCCGCCCAGACGTTGATCTGGAAGCGACCGTTCCGCTTGTCGGGGACACCGTTCAGGAAGTTCACGACGTCGCCGCCGACCTGCTGGTAGGTGATGTAGGGCTTCGCGACGCCATCCGGCGCGACGTCCGGAAAGGCGCGGTTGCTCACGAGCGGCCCGAGCACGGCAAAGAGATCGGCTTCGACGCTCATTTGTTCTCACTCAGGCGTTGCGCCATGCGAGTTTTTCCGGCCTCGATGGCTTGTTGGATGTGGCCGAACGCCGGCCGCAGGAAAGGCTTGGCCGGAATCCACTTCGGCGAAGACAGTTTCTGGTCCTTCAAGGTGATCCAGTCGCCATCCGGCAGCTTCACGACTTGATACCGCTGCCAGTAGCCGAACTCGATCAGCTTCCCGTGCGGCGCGTCCTGATAGCGCCAGCCGATGCGGTAGGTCTTCTTTGTGGTGCTCGAGCTCTTGAACGAGTACGCGCGAAAGACCGCACGCTGGAGCTTTCCGGACTTGTGGCCGAGCTTCCCGACGTTGGTCTGTACCTCGTCGTAGATGACGCCTGCCATCGCCGCGGCGCCGGCAAACATCACCTTGTCTTGGATGTACTGCTCAAAGGCGGTCAGGTCGGCGTCCAGGTTGCCGTCGAACTTGGCTTCGACGAAGCTACCCATTGCTGCCACCCTGCTTGCACGCGAGATCCAGGAAGCGTTTTCCGGTCGTGTCCGGCAGCACCGCTTGGATGTCGTAGACCGTCAAACCCTCCACATAGCGCATGCCGGCAGTCACGCCGGACCGGAATCGCACGCGGATGCTGCAGTCCGCAACAGAAACCGACGCGCCGGCCTTCACGGCCTCCAGTCCCTTCAGAAACCGGACGTCGCCCCAGTCGGACGCCACATCGGTCCACGTTTGGACCGGCTGTCCCGTCTCGTCCTGGCCCGCCGCCAGTTGCTGCAACTTGAGGCGGTGACGAAGCTGCCCCGCCCTCATAGCAGCCAAGTCCGGTAGCGGTCGAGCAGGAAGTCGACATGCTCGTTCCGCTCGATCTTCTGGCCCACGGTCCAGGCTTCGCGGTGCTCATACAGCGCGCCGACGCGCAGCTTGATCCAGGCCTTGATCGACTCAGGGACACTCGCGGCGTCTGCATGGCCAGTCGAGAACACGATCTGCACCGCTTCGGCCTGCGCGCGCGGGCTCGGCCACGCTTGACCGTAGGCAGGCACAACGCGCGATGTGTACTCGCCGACACCGACGAGTTGATAGACGCTTGGGTCCACGGTCGTTAGCGCGCCCGCGGCATTCACGTACTTGACGGAATCGACCGCAGTCACCGGAGGGCGCTGCAGGTCGATGGAATTGATGAAGGCGTCGAGCGTGACTTGCCACTTCTGTGGCATGACCGCCCGACCCATCAGGTGCTCAGCGTCCAGCGTGGCCGCGCCGATCAGCGACGTGATCAGCGCGTCCTCGTCCGCGCCGTCAACGCGCAGATGCAACTTGGCTTCAGCCAAGGTCACCGGCAGGACGGTCGCGGCAGTCTGGAGCTTGAGCGTCATGTGCGTTTACTCGGCTTCGGGTTCGGCCGGGGCCGCGATGCTCTCGGCGTAGGCGACGGCGTCGGGATGCGGATCGAGGTCGCCAGAACCAGCGGCTTCCGCCTCCGGGACTTCGACGACATCGTTCACCTTGCCGTAGTGACCATCGATCAGGACGCGAGCCCTGACCATGCCAGCGGCTGCTGCGGCTGCTTGCTTCTTTGCCATGTTGGTTCCTTGGTGGAACGCAAGGCCCGGCCGAAGCCGGGCCGAGCGATCAGGTTGCCGAGTGGGCGTACAGCTTGACGGCGTTGACGTCGAGCAGGTTGCCGCCCGTGCGTGCCCAGGCCAGATAGCCGACTTGGCCGAGCTTGGCGTATGCCGAGTCGTCGAATCGGAACATGGTCACGTCCATTGCGTCGCGGATCAGGTACTTGTTGAAGTTGCCGAAGGCGAGCGACTTGGCGTTGGCAGCAGGGACGGCCATGTCGTTGTTCAGGTACACCGGGTAGCCGAGCAGGCGATCCGGGGTGCTGGCAGACATGCCTTCGTCGTAGCTGGGTGCCCAGATCGGGCGACCGGCCGTGTCCTTGATCTTGCGGATGACGCGGCGCATCGTCTGCGAGGTCATGAAGCCAGGCTCTGCGCTGGGCATGGCCTTGTTCGATGCCGGCGAGCCCAGGTAGGCCACATCGAGCGAGTCGATCAGGTCAACCAAGTCGTCATAGATGATCGTCAGGGTTTGACCGGTCGTGCCAGTCTTGCCGGTGGACGAAGCCGTGACGAGACCGTTCGGGTCGGTCGTGCCGCCGCCAGTCGTGAAGCCGACGTTCGCCAGGCGGCCGATGCGGTCGGCAAGGCGCTTGAACACCATGGCTTGCACGTCGATCTGGCTGTCTTGCAGCAGTTCGAACGGCACGGCGACGATCTTGGACGAGGCCTTGAACACGTTGACGGGCACGGTGCCAAACACAGGGTCGGCGCCGGTTGCGGTCGTGTTCTGCGCAATCCACTCGCCGACTTCCGTGGTGCCATCCGACGTCGGGTACGACAGCGGGTTGCCTTGGGCGGTCGTGATCTGGCTGGCGACAGCGCGCATGAAGCCGTAGGACTTCAGGATGTCCACCAACGAAGACGCGATTTCGGACTGCACGGTGTAGCCACCTTGCGAGCCGGTCGTGGTCGACATGGTGTTGCGCACGGCCTTCATCTCATCCGGCGTCATGTCCTGGAAGGACTTGCGCAGGTAGGTCTCGAACGCAGACTGCACTTCGCTCTTGGGCTTCTTCGCGCCCTTTTCGATGCGGAAGTCGTCGGCATCCTTGAAGTTGTCTTCGCGGTCGCGGGCGATCATCGCTTCGTGCGCGGCGATCTGCGACTTGATGCGCTCGCCTTCCGCGACGTGATCATCGAATGCCTTCTGGTCTTCGGCGGTCCAGGTTTGCGAACCCTTCTCCGCGAGGATGTGGTTGGCGGCTTTGCTGGAGGCTTGGAGGCGCTCCCGGAGGGCTTGAATGCTCATTTTTTGCCTTTCAGGTGAATGAGACGGACATAAAAAAAGCCCCTCGAAAGGGGCTCTGCTCTGACGCGGGAGACGCGCTAGATCTGGAACAGCCGCATGCGATTGCGGTTGGTCTGAAGTTGGGCGGCGACCTTTTCTGCCAGGTCGGGTTCCGGCTCCTTTTCCGGTTCTTTGAACTCGGGAGCGTTGGCGTAAGCGGTCAGGTTCCACTGCGCGCTCGCCTTCTCGCCCTTGGTGTTGGCGTCGATGGCGTCGATGAATCCCGCGTCGAGCGCTTCTTGAGCGGTGAACCACGTTTCGGCATCCATCCACGCGGCAACCTGGTCGGCCGCGGCGCCGGTCTTGCGCGCGTAGTCGGCGGCGATCGTCCCGTCGATCTTCTCGAGCAGGTCGGCGGTGGAGCGCAACTCGGTGCGATTGCCCATCGCCATGGTCCAAGAGTTGTGCACCATGAACAGGCCGCCGTCCGTCATGCGGACCTCGGAGGCGGCGAGCGCGAGGTAGGTCGCGGCTGACGCAGCCACGCCATCGATGTGGGCGACGACCTTGCCGGCGTGGCCGACGATCGCAGCAGCCATCGCGCGGGCTTCGAACACGTCACCGCCCGGCGAGTTGATGTGCATGTGGACGGTCTTGTCGCCTGCCGAGGCGAGCGCAGACACCAGAGCCGCCGCGGAGGCACCCCAGTAGCTGTCGATCACGTCATAGACGTAGACGTGGGCGCCGTCGTCGGCGACTTCGCAGCGGAGCGCGGCCGGCGCGGCATCGGCGCGGGCGTTGTCCTTCAGGAGCTGCATCAGCTTGTTGATTTTCATTCGGTGCCCTCTTTGGGTTCGGGATCTGCAGCCGGGTCGGCAGCGGGTGCGGGAGCTGTGGCGGGAGCCGCCTTGAACGGCTTGTCGAATGCCGGGTCTTTGATGGCCGGCAGGTTCTTGATCTTTCGGATCTCGTTGACTGCCATGTATCCATCGCCAGAGCCAGGGCCGCCGAGGGCGCCCTTGAACTGCGCGGTCTGCGCGGCGCTGTCGCCCAACAGCAGGGCATCCAAATCGAATTCGAGGAACGGGCCGGCGTTGCGGAACAGCTTGCGGTTCAGTTCTTCCTGCCACACGCGCAGGAGAGGCTTGATCGTGTACTTCACGAAGCCGAGCGTGATTTGCTCAATGCCAGAACCCCAGCTGGACGTCTTGCTGTTGTCGCCGATCAGGACGCCAGGCACGCCGAGCGCCTGAAAGATGTCTTCCCGCTCGAATTGACGCGACGACATCAGTTCCATATCGACCGGGCTCATGCTGAGCTCGTGCACGGTGCCGCCGTTCGCCAACACAAGAGGCAGCTTTCGCGAGCCGGTGCCGCTGCCGTAGGTCGCCACGAAGCTGTCGCGAAGTTGCTTCGACTGCTCCGGGTTCTGGCTGTTCGGATAGGAAATCGCGATTTGCGGCATCGCGCCTTCGCCGATGGAGCGGCCGGTGTAATCCGCTGCAGCGAGGGCGTTGCCGATCGCGCCGCGCGCGGCGGTCTGGATCGCACTCAGCGAGCGCAAGCCATCGAAGCCGAAGCCCGTGAAGTGCAGCATGTCGTCCTGGTCGACGGTGTATGCCTTGCCGGTCTCCAGATCCTGCACGTCGTAGACGAGGCGGTCAGCCACCCGGCGAGCGACAACGTAATCGGGGTGGTGGATCTTGAGCCGAACGATTTCGCCGTAGGTGCTCGCCGCCTTGCTGCGGACGATCTCCGTGTGCTGGTCGCCGCGAAGGTCGACGCAACGCATGATCCACTGCTTCCAACTGCCGGCCGTCCACGCTGGCGCGGGCGTCTCGTTCAGGAGATACCAGAGGGTGTTGCGCTTGACCGGCTTGCGCTGGCCGTCTGCCAAGAGGCGGTACTGCTCGATCGGCAGTTGGAGCACGGCGCCGGCCTTCTTTTGCAGGCAGGCGTAGACGGTGCTGACCTGCATCGCTGTCTTGTCGGTCACTGGGAAGCCAGAGGGCGATGAAATCGGCTGAAACAGCGCGTTCATGCCGTCGAGGTTCGAACTGACGACGGTCCCGTTCTGGATGCCCATCCGCTTCGCGGCGCCCGGACGTGACGCTGCCCAGTCGGACAGGACGCGCGACGTATGCGCCTTCTCCGACAGGTTCATTGTTTGCGTCATAGGGTGTTCAGGTCCACGAATAGTTGTGAGGTGTCGGCGCCAGCGATTGGCATCACGCCGCACGCCATTGCAAGGGCCACCATCCCGTCGATGCGGCCCCGCGCCTTTTTCTTGTCAAACTTCCGCGCGCCAGAGTCGCCAACGACCTTGGCGTTCTTCGCGCACATCTCCAAAATTGGGTGGTTGCCGTGCCGGAGCATCTTTCCAAGCAACTTCACCTCTAGCTCGCGCAGCGCTGGCGTCATCGACAGCGTTCCTTGCCCGTATGGCTCGAATTTTTCCAACTCCTCTTCCGAGAAGTTCGCCTTCACCAGCCAAGGCTTTAGGTGTACGAACAGCGCGCGGTCGAAAGCCAGTTTC